CAACTCAGCAACTTACATTACTAAACCAGATATTGGACAGTTTCTCGCAGAATGGACAAGCCTTTATAACAGTCACTCTGGAGAGCGAGGGATCTTCTCACGAGCCGCAAGTAAGAGTCAGGCTAAGAAAAACGGAAGACGTGATGGAGATTATGATTTCGGAACAAATCCCTGCTCAGAAATCATACTACGACCCTATCAATTCTGTAACCTTACAGAAGTCGTTGTACGCTCTAGTGACACCGTTGAGTCACTCGCTAAGAAAGTTCGTATAGCAACGATTCTGGGCACATTCCAATCTACGCTGACGCACTTTCCGTATCTGCGGAAGATCTGGCAAAAGAACACTGAAGAAGAGCGCCTCTTAGGTGTTAGCCTAACAGGCATCCTAGATAATCACTGGATGGGAGAAGTTAGTGAAAGCACTGCGGAGAATCTTGAACACTTACGAAAGATCGCTGTGGATACCAATTCTGAGTTTGCAACTGTTCTTGGCATCCCTCAGTCTGCTGCTATCACTTGCGTCAAACCTTCTGGCACTGTGTCTCAACTTGTTGATTCTGCCTCTGGTATTCATGCTCGACATAGCCGCTATTACATACGCCGTGTTCGTGGAGATAAAAAAGATCCTCTCTCGCAGTTTCTAGCGGTTGCTGGTGTGCCTGTCGAAGACTGCGTAATGCGACCAGACAGCACAGTAGTCTTCTCATTTCCGATGAAGGCTCCAGAAGGAGCACGGTTGCGTGACGATCTAACAGCATTGGAGCACCTTGATCTGTGGTTGATGTATCAGCGGCACTGGTGTGAGCATAAACCGTCTGTGACGATCTCTGTCAAAGAAGATGAGTGGATGGACGTTGGCGCATGGGTATGGCGACACTTTGATGAAGTCTCTGGTGTGTCTTTCCTGCCTTGGGATGGTGGATCATATCGCCAAGCACCATATGAGGAATGCTCTAAAGAGGTGTATGAAGAGTTATTGACTAAGATGCCAAAGGAAATCTATTGGGATACTCTGTCAGAGAAGGATGATAATGTCGAAGGCGCACAGACATTGGCGTGCGTTGCTGGTCACTGTGAGATATAACTATGTATAAAGTCGATATAAAAATTCAAGAAACTTTAACGGAAGAATCATTCATAACAGACAGTTATGAAGGTGTTTGTGAAATTGTAATGTTTTATTTAGAAAAGATAAGAAACGATCCTTCTAATTTAAAATTGTGGCAAATATCAGTTATTAATACTGAAACAAAATACCATCAAACTAACTGTAAATTTGATTTATTATGAATATGGTAATAGATTTTTATCTTATCTCTGGCTGTATGCTCGGTGCTGAGTTTGTGCACCTTGATGAATCAGATGGTTTTTCCAAAGGCATCGTCATCGATGTCTTCGTAGTGAGGATAATGTTTCTTTGGTAGTCTAGGTGCTGTCCTTTAGGGCCTCTTCGGAGGCTCTTTTTTTTATGGCTTTAGGTACAGTGCTCTTTCATCTTTGCGGCGCTTTACAAGGCCAGGCAGTTCTTTGCCGCCAGCCTTGGTCCACTGCATGAAAGCCTCAGCAGCGCCTTCAAAGTCGCCTCTGTTATGGCACATCCTTATTGAAGAGCGTTGGAGATTGCCGAGCCCAACATTGAAAGAGAAGGATACGAGTGCGTCAAAGCGAGACTGAGTAAGACCAGAAGGACACAGTCGTAATACGCCTCGCTCAAACGAAGCCAAGTCTGCGGCAAGAATGGCATCAACCTCTGCTGGAGTAAGTTGTCTGTCGTATCCATCAGGGATTGGGAGTGTTTTTCTGTCATTTAGCGGTACCTTAATATGGTTGGGATCAATGACATGACCAACACCAACGGTCCAGAGCAGTGCCGGACAACGGTATGGCCGAAAGCGCACACCTTCGTGGTGCTTAATCATGTCAATACATTCTTTGGAGACTTTCATTTCTTAAACGATTGTGTACCAAACCAGAAGGCGATAACGCTTGAGAAGATGATGGCACTGTCCTCATCCCAGAGGATTTCCATAGCCATCTCAAAAGGCACACCAGTCTTCCATGCGTAGAAGAAGCCAAAGATGTTCACAAACAGAAGCATCATGAACATACCATATGTGATGATTGGCCTTACAGAGGCACGCAGATTCGTAACCCACTGCGATGCACCTTTGCCGATGGCTATATCGTGTGCATACAGTGCTTCACGTTCCTGCACCGCTGTCTGCATAGCCACCTGATCGGTCCTGATCTCTTCTACTCTGACCTGTGCAGCAAAGCCACGCTCCAGCATCTGCAGTTCACGCTCAGTCTGCATCTGCGCTAATTGTAGTTCATGCGCCTTATCTGACTTGTCTTGAAAGAACTCAAGGATCTTGGGCAGACCGCCCATAAGGAAAGAGATTAGTGTAGATAATAGTGTAATCATTACATCAGCCCCATCATTTTAAAGATTCCGTACACCACAGTTGATGCTATTAACAGCCACAGCATCTCTCGTCTGGTTTCCATGCGTTTGCGATACATCTCATCAGTTAGTTCTAGGTGTTGTTTACGCATCTGAGTTATCAGTGACTTGACTTCAGAGACAGCAGAGCGACCAAACTGTTGCTCTATCTGTTTGTACATCTCTGCCTCTGCATCACGAATCTGCCTAATGATCTTATATTCTTCATAGGCATTCATGAACATCATGTCACCACGGCGTTCAATCTGTTGTTGCTTACGCTTCCAGGCAACACGAGCCTTTGCTTCCTCGTCTAAGAAAGCATTTACTTCTTTTGCTGTTTCCTTGATCTCACGACCTACAGCAACGGCTTCTTTGATGCCTCCTAGCGCAGCCCTAGCGGTTGCGGCTGGATCGGACATTATTGGCCTAGTTCTTTTTCTAGTCTAGTTAGTTCTTCTTGTTCTGCAGACGTTAATCCAGGACCAGCAGGCGCTGCAGTTGGAGTAGGTGGTTGTGTTAAGTCATCAGAGGTAATACCAACCTTTTCAAAAGCCTGAGATGCTTTTAAGAAAAGATTTTTTCCTATAGGTACTCCGGCTTCTTGTGCTTTTATTAGCCCTAAAGCAGAATTAGTTGCCTCTGGATTTAAAGCAGCCTTTGCCCAAAATCTAGGACCTAAAATAATTGTACCACCAACTAATGCTGTTTTTATAGGATTGTCAGCAGCAAGATTTCTTGCTTCATCACTTACCAATAATGATCCTAAAGACAAAAGTGCTCCTGTAGCCTGAGCCTGTTGAGCAGCAAAAAACAAAGGAGCATTAGCACTTGGTTTTGTTTCTGTAAGTTTTGCAGCATCTAACAAAGTAATAACTCTTTTTTGTTGTTCTTTTGGTAAAACAGTTTCAAAGGTTCTACGCACTGCTTCATCATTTTTAATTTTATCGCCTAATTTTGCAAAAGAATTGTCTGATTTAAGCAAATCTTCTAAGTATCCACGGCGAACAGATTCAATAGTTTGTTGCACATTTAAATCTGGCCTTAACTGTTTAGCACGAGAAAGTGCTGTTGTAGTTTCATTCCAGGCAGTTACGTTACCACTTTTAAATATATTTTTACCAACAAACTCTGGATCTACGTCAAGAAGTTTAGCAGCAGTATCATTATAAAGATCTTGTATACCTTCACGATAAAACTTAGAATAAAATTTATATTGATCTGCTAACGTACTAGCGGTATCGTCAGGAAGCCTTCCTTGAAATGGAATAGCAGTTCCCGCAAACTTAGATCCAGCAGTGTCCATAGATTTTTCAATGTTTGACACAATTCTTGTTAATTGTGCAACTGTTTTTGAATCAGGTTCTGCTTGATTTCTACGAAGATCACGCAAAGTTGTTTTTAAAGAAGATGAAATATCATGTGCTGTTACAAAATCAATTTTGTCTGGCAAACTAGCAAAACTTTCTAAGTAACCACGCTCTTTTGGAGATAAGGTTAATCCTCTTGTTTCCTGACCACGAGCCAATAAAGATTGTGCATCGTTTTTTAATCCTGTAATATCAACAGGCTGTCTTGTAATTTTTGGAGATGCTTGTAATGCTTCGTAAAAAGGACGAGTAAGACTTTTTAAAGCCTCATCTCCTTCGTTAATTGCTGTTACAAGTTCTTTGCCTGTTTGAAGACTATCATAAACTCTTGTAGATACTTCATCAAGAATTTTATTTTTAGCAGAAATAATTGCTTGATCTGTTTTCTTTTCAGCAGCCTCAAACACAGGTTTACCTGTAAACGATCCACGAGCAACTGATTCTTTAAAACCAGCCCAAGGGTCTTCAGTTGCTTGAAAAGGAGTTAAAGTAGCGCCTTCTGACTGAAGTAATTTTTGTGCTGCAACTGTGGCCTCTTCAGGTGCTTGTCCAGGAAAGTATTTAGCAACTTGATCTTTAGCAATTCGATATGTTTTACCAGCGGCTGAAAAAATTAAATTACCAGCAGCATCATATACTGCCTGTTCAACACCTCCTCGCAACACAGCCAAAGGAGAAGGTCTACCAGTAATTGCTTGTTGTGCTGCTTCTCCAGTAGCGCCTCCAAGACCTGCACCAATCATACTACGAACACCAGCAGCACCTAAACCAAAACCAGCACGAGCACCCATAGGTGTTCTGGTTGTTACAGCACCAGCAACTCCACCAATCATTCCTCCGATACTTGGAAGTGCTTCAATTGTGGCTTGGCCGAGTTGTTTTAAAACTCCAGGTTGTTGTTTACCCTCAAGCATAACCGAACCAGCAAGTTCAGCCTCAAGTTGTGCAAGTTCCTGTTCCTCTTGTTGTGTCAAAGCCATTACTGTCCTCCAGCCTTTCTAGCACGAAGTTCCTGTAATCTACGAAGTTTTGCATCTCTATCAGCAGTCTGTCTGTCTGCTTCTGCTTGTGCTTCTTTTCGTTTTGCAACAAAATTATATTTATTTAAATCCCCACCGCCAGAAACAAAATCTTGAACAAAATTATTTTCAATTTCAGATGTAAGAGCGTCTTTACGAAGACGACCAACAACATTTCTTAGTGTTTGAACAGTAAATCCAGGTGTTCCGATTGCTTCCCGCAAAAATGCCAATTCTTTCTCAGACAAAGATCCAGGAAGCGTTTTTGCTTGTCCTTGCGCTAATTGAGCAAGTAATTGTTTAAGTTGTTCAGTTTCAGATGTTCCTGTAACAGTAACTCCAAATGCCTCTGCAACCTGTGATGCTTTTAATTTCGCATCAGCACCAAATCCAGTAAATGCGTTTGTTAATACACGATCAATTGCATCTGCAGTTTGATTTGTTTTTGCAGCCTGAAGTGCACCAGTTTCAATTGTTTTAAATATATCTGCTTTTACTGGTAATACTTGTTTTTCTGTTTGTGTTGGTTTTGGAACACCAGCCTCTGCTTTTTCAAGTTTACGCTTTTGTAATAAAGCATTAACTTTTGCTGTTTGTTCTGCAGTATAATCAGCAAGGTTTGGTTTAACACCAAAACCAAGTTCACTAGCAACTTCAGCAAAATCAGCGGTTGTTTTAACTGATGGTTCTGGTTTTTCTTGCAATGCTTTCATTCCTAATGCTGTACGCTGGAATGTTTCTGCTTGCACAAGTTGTTGTTGCTGTGCCATCTTAGCCGCTTCTTGCCGCAGCGCCAACGCAATGCCACTAAACTGTGGTAACTGGTTTACATTGTTTGCAAGTTGCACAAGTCCTTCAGGTGTTCCAAGATCCACCTGCTGTTGCGTCTGCTGAATAATGCTGTTCAGTGCTTGCTGCGGTGTTTGCTGACCAAAGGCACCAGCAATACTTTGTCGAAGAGATCCTCCTATTTCCCCAATCATTCCAGAAACAGATTGCAAAGGAGTAGACGGTACTCGCTCCTGTTCAGGCATATTTAGGTTAAATAAAGATTGCATCACATTTGCCATATCTATTCCTTAACTTAGAAAAACTGACCTAGATCTTGATTTCCAAAAAGATACCCAGTACCAAAACCGCCAGTATAGGTTGGATTAGTAAAAACAGAAGGAGCAGGGAATCCAGGATTACCTGGCTGACTAAAGATCCCTCTAGGAACATTTCCTTGCTGTGTTGGTAACCCAAATAAACCTCTAGCGGCTCCGCCAAGTTCAGTAAGACCTCTTGCTGTTGCCTCTAAACCAATTTGTTCGTATGGCGCACGCAAACCTAATCCAACCAAACCAGCCCTAGCAGCCAATTCAGTATTACGACTTGCAAGTGCTCGTTCTTGTTGCCCAAGCGTAGCAGCAGTATTAAGAGCGGCCAGAGCCTGCTGATCTATTCCTTGAGCACCGCTAACGAGACCTTGACCAAGTGCTTGTTGCCGGAGTGCTTCTTGAGTGCCAAACTGTTGTGCTTGCAATGCCTGTTGAGCACGAGCAGTCTCTTGTGCAGATAAGAGCGATTCAAACAGCGGATTTACAGTCCTGACACCACCACCAACAGTAGGTAGGTTCTGACCAAAGCCAGTCAAGCCACGAGCCTGTAAACCAGCCAACAGTGCTTCTTGCTCACGAGCACGGCCAGGAGCAGCAAGAGATTCAACTTGACCATACAAGGTCTGAGCAGCCTGTGCAGGATTGATTGCACCGAAGGCTTGACCAGCCAGTCCAAGTTGCTGTTGACGCAGAGCCTGCATCTCTGGAGAAGTGACTGCTGTGGCCCCTCCTGGGCCTACAGTGCCTACGCCAGCGCCTGTGGTAACAGTATATGGCGTAAATGGAACAGCGGCTTCACGGCCAATTCTAGCAGCCTCGCCAGCCATCTCTCTACCAAGACCAGTGGCCTCACGTTGCAATGCTGCTAGTCGTGCAAAATCTATACCAGCGCCTATTAAATCACCAGGTAAACCACCTCCAGGAGTACCGCCACCAACGATGTTAGACAATAAACCACCAGCCTGAATAGCCTGTCCGGGAGTAAGGCCAGTGCCAGCAGTAGTTCCACCTGCGGTTGTGCCAGTAGCGCCTGCACCAGCGGCTGTGCCTGCAACGCCAGCACCACCAGTAGTAGTCGTAAACATACCGCCAGGCAAGCCAGCACCAGACTGTGTTAGATTCTGTGCAATTGAGCCAGCATTTAAACCTTGTCCGGCCAACTGAGCAGCGTCAGCAGCAATAAATGGATCTACACCAGAAGACAGCAGTGTCTGCTCAATCTGTGCAGGACTTAATCCTTGCTGTGCCAACTGTGCAGCATCTGCGGCTACAAACTGTGCGTCTGATACATTGGCAGTAAACATACCACCGGGAGTGCTTGTCAAAGCCTGTTGTAACTGTGCAGCATTAGCACCACCAGCGGCCAACTGTGCAATGGTTTCAGCAACTCCGGGACCAAGACCAGCAGCGGTTAGATTCTGTGCAATTGCAGATGGGCTAAGTCCTTGTGCTGCTAATTGTGCTGCATCAGCGGCAAAGAATGAACCATCAGCAATAGTGGCACTTGTCGGTATGTTAAACTGTTTAGCATAATCACCTAAACCAGCGCCTTCCATAAAGTCGCCAATAGCACCAGTATTAGTCAAATATGAGCCACCGCCAACTAAAGCAGCCGAGATCAAACCTTTTTCAACATCACCAGTAATAGCACCAGTAGTAAGGCCAGCAACAATAGCGTTACCGATAGCAATCTGAGTTGCTGCTGTAGCGCCTGCTGCTAGAGTACCTCCGATAGCGGCACCAAGGCCAGGAAAGAGAGCATTTAATGCAATAGGAGCAATAAAACCAACTACTTGTTTTAAAACATTTCCATCGCTTGTTGTCTCAAACGCCTGAATACTAGGATTACTAACCTTTAGTTGATCTGTTGCTGGATCAAGAGTATATTCAATACCAGCATTATAGCGAATCTTACCTTCACCAAAAATAGGATTACCAATTCCAGCAAGGTATTTATTATCTCCAAGAGGCGTTAATGCAATTTGTTTACCGCCGGGACCATTAACTGCTAGTTGTCCATCTTCGCCTCTAATAATACCGCCAGCACTGGTACCAATATAAGGAGCCACAAGAGCGCCTAACTTACCTAACTGTGCTGACTGTTCATTAGTCCTAAGTTGTCCACCAAACTGCGGAGCACGAGTAGCGGCAAAAGTAGCAAACTCATAGCCGGATCTACCATTATTAACATACTCTTTGATGGTTGGCTGGCTTGGATCTCTTACAGCCTCATCAATCAGCATCGGATTGCCAAAGTAACGAGCCAGTGTATTATACTGATCCATCGTTAGATTCTGCGACTCAAATGCGGCACGCACATCTGAAGGCAAAATCTTTTCTGGTGAATTGGTGCTGTTTACAGCCCTGATAATATCGTTAGCAAATCGCTGTTGTCCTTCAGCGTTAATGTGTATATTATCTGATGTTCTTAAACCAGAATCACTCAACAACTCTGGCATACTGTTTACCAAAGTTACATTATTATACTTCTTTGCTAATTCGTCATACAACGGATCTATTTGTAACTTCTTATCCGATGAACTAGATGTAATATCGTTGACATTAGTAACATTAGGCGCACCAGACAAAACAACCTTTACGCCTTTGCTGCTAAGAGTTGACAGAATACTATCAATGTTCTGTCGAGTAGTATCTCTAGAAACACCACTTAAAAAGTCATTACCACCAGTGTTTAGAACAAGCGTAGTTCCTGGAGCAAAACCACCACCATTATTGATAAAACTATTTAACTGTGCAAGCGTCTGAGAACTGGTAGTGCCGCCAACGGCAACATTGGTAACATTCTCTTTTGTAAAGTTACCAAGTCTAGTAGATAGGTTGCCATTATTAGAAAGCCAACTGTCGCCAGCCAGCACAATACCAGACAACAGGCTAGGTTGTTGAGTTGCGGCTTGTTGTGTTGCTGTCTGCGTAGTAGCAGTTCCGCCAGTCATCATACCAGTGGCAGTCAGCGGTGTGCCAGCGGCTTCAGCACGCTGCGTAACCTGTTCCACAGGAACGCCAGTGGCTTCTGATAGCGTCTGAGCAGATACACCATACTGGTTAGCCAATGATGCAATTTGTGCATCAGTAAGGCCAGGGTTTGCTTGAAGAAACGCCGTTACTTCTTGTGCTGTAAGAGCCATTTTAGTATGTGCCTCCGCCGATGGTGCCGTTCAAAGCCGTGCTGATCGTCAAAGTAGCAATTGTCACTGTACCAGTAAAGGTAGGACTGGCAGTATCTGCCTTCGTTGCAACAGCAGTAGCGATGTTATCAAACTCAGTGTTAATCTCTGATCCACGAACAATCTTGTTAGTGTCGCCACTAGGAAGACTATCCTTAGATGCAAAGTTAGTAGTTTTGGTGTAATTAGACATCTTAAATTGTCCTTCCTGTTACGGCATAAATGTCAAGTTTCTGTATAGACACAGGTTTACCATTGATTAAAGCATCAACGCCAATCTGAATTACGTTACCACCACCAGACAACTGCTTCTTAATGTTGTCAATAAATACAGTTGCTGAGTATTCACTAATGTTATACTGTGCTACACCATATTCAGCAACACTAGCAGCAGTAGTAGTGAACTGCAGTGTTTTGTAGTTAGTCTGATAGTCAAAGCCCCACTTCAGATCAAAGGTAGTAGCAGAGCCACCAACAACAGTGATACCAATCTTCTTTAGGATCTTGGTAATAGATGGGCTACCAAAGTCCAGATACGGAGTAAAGTATGAAAATGTATAACCAGTTCCGTTATCTTGATAGCCAGTGTACTGTGCTATGCCATTAGGCTTACCAAGTAAGAGCCTATTGTTCTGTGTAAACACTGCACACTTAGGATCAATGTTGTTCCACAGCGTTGCTCTAGCAGAGCCGTCTTGTAAGAACTGACGCACATCAAAGCAATAAGTGTACTTACTTGTTGGCATAATCAGTAGATAAAAAGCATCAGTTTCTGCGTACACAGATCTGATCTTTGTCATGTCTTCGCCAGCAATGTAACTAATCAACTGGTCACGGACATTACGGCTGATGTCACGCACAGGAGCAGACTTCTCCTGAATGGTTCTGGCTAGACTACGGACACCGCTGTCGCTAAGGAACAACAGATCAGTGCCAATCTTCTGCACAGAATCACGAGCAATACAGCCAACACCTACGATGACATCTTGCAGAGCAATGTTGCTGATGTTGTCTGCGTTATTATAAATTACGATGTTGTTTCTGCAAAACACAATCAGGAAGTTATTGTGTGCAGTGATAGCAACGATTCTGTCCTCACCAGGCACAACCTTCTCTAGATTAAGTACACCAGAGCCAGAGCCAGTAAAGTCAACAGGATCAAGCAGTTTACTATAATAAATCGTTAACTTGTCAGTGTTACTAATGTCTGCCAACCAAGTGCGACCAAAAGCACCTACACCACAGTTAGGCTTAAATGTTGATCCGTTGTAGGCTGATGGAACAGAGCCAACATCAGCCAGTACTTGAAAACCAAAAGGACCTGTATGTGCATGAGCAGCGCCACCGCTGGTAGGCATCTTATGATACACAAGCGGTTTGTGATCTTTCTGCACGATAACAGCATGAGGTGAGGCAGTAGCGCCACTGCTATATTGGCAGTCTACTACTTGCCAGTTATTAGCAGTGATTGTGTAAGTAGCATCGCCACTGTTATCAGAGTTTCTAACATTCTTTTCAGTCATCGTTGTCTCGCCAACGAATAACTTATTATTACCAAATGCTAGAATACTACTGGTGCCATCATGATTATCAAACTCAGAGATAACCTCCGGAGTTGTGCTAGTGCCGCCGCTGGTAGTCGTATATTCCCAACCTTTACGAGCACTAATACGACCAGACTTATCAATAACAGCATTATATGCAGTTAATGCAAACTGCACACCCATATCAACGCCGGAATCTTGGGTATTAAGCCCAAAGAAGCCTGGCGATGTTATGCTGGTAAACTGTAATGGTTTATTGTTGAAGGCCATTATACCCAGTACCAAGTTTGTTCATCAGGTCTGCGTGCGGCTTCAATAGCAATGTGGTCTGCCAAAGACTGTTTAGCAACAGCGTATTGGCTGCTGACATTGACACCACCGTCCTCACCACGCTCTTCAATGGCCTTTGCCCACGCTAAAGCAACGATGGGGCTCTTAGGCAGTTTAGTGACATCAGTGCTACCAGTGAGTTCATTCTCAGGCTTAAACACATCAAACCGCAGTGTCTCAATAGCACTTGGTTTAGGATAGACATCGATGATGATGTCACCGCTAGAGTCTACACCGTTTACGTTATAATACTCTGGACTTGCTGATAGCGGCTGCGGATTAAGGATAAGATTCTGAGTAAACCACGCTGTAGGCCTATACTCCATGAACCAATCACGAGTATCATTAGCGACCTGCAGAATACGAGAGCGAGTGCCAGCACCAGTTAAAGAATAACTGTATGTATTTACAACAGTAGAGATACTATAGGTTGTTTTTAAGCACTCCCAATCCCAAGAATCTTCTACTTCACGTTTAGCATCATTGACTAACTTGCCAATCAGTGTGCTGTATTCATTTTCAGTAACGGTGGCTACGCTAGGCTCTCTTAGCCTTACGAGCACATCGTTGACTAGGTTTAAGTATGTAGTAGACATTTAGCAGTCCCATTTTCTTAGTGCTAGTGCTTTCCTTGTTGGCCTACCTTTTTCATCCTTCATCGGTCCTTTGACACCAGACATACGAGCACAGAAGGACTTACGTCTTGCCGCTGCTTTAGGCGACTTTGATGCTTGTTTTGCCGATACTGGTGGCTTTAGGTTAGAACCTTCTTTATTCTTAAAGTATGCTCTACCTTTGGCATTTAAGCCGCCTTCAGGATTCTGATAGACTTTCTTGACCATTATTTCTTCGCAGTCTTTTTGGCTTCTCTAAATGCTTTAGCAGTGGGGGCACCTTTGGTGCCAGGTTTACGCATCTTCTCGCCACTACCTTCTTTGATGCGTTTGCGTTTGGCTTGGATGTTAGCGTAGAGTCCCGGTTTCATCGGCCACGACCAGTCTTCTTCATCATCATTGGCTTTTTGGACATACCAGCCTGTGACATGGCTATTGCAACTGCTTGCTTGCGTGATTTTACCACTGGACCGCCTTTGCCACTATGAAGAGTACCTGCTTTGTACTCACTCATAACTTTACCAACCTTCTCTGCTTTACCTTTTTTAGTTGTCGGCTTTTTCATTTTGTTTACCTTTCTTTAACCAAGATTGGACAGTTTTAGTTTCATAGATACGGAAGCATGACCACACAATAGAAAAGATGGCCGCTAGAGCAGGCAACACCTGCGCTAAGGTGCCGATAACAGTCATTATTGAAATGGCATCAGTAACGTGTTTGATGCCTTCAGTGGCTTCTGTAGTCATTTATTACTCCGTAACCACAAGTTTCCAGGACACTGTTGCTTCATCCCATGAATACATTTTCGGCGGCTCGCCAGTACCAGCATCAGCAGGCATGTCTACCGGAGCCTTCCATTGGCAGGTTTCTTCTACCAATACCCAAGAGTTGTATGGTTTAGGTGGAATAAAAGCATCCCGGTCTGCATCGTATGAATAACCAATGCCAGCGTAGTTTTTACGCTTATTGCCGTTATAGGAAGTCTGTTTCCATGTACCGCCAAATAGGCGTTCACAGAAAGCAGCACCGATATGCTCTTTCTCGACACCAGCGGCATCAGCGGTGTCTTTGTTGCCAACTACGATCACTCGTAGAACAACATTGTTGGCATCTAGTTCAGCGAAATGCGCCATCTAATTCTCCTAAATTGAGACCTGTTAAATCAACTTCTTCACCGATATGACCAATCGGGAATGTATTAAATGCAAGACTGATTCTGGTTTGGTCATGGTCTAATGTCTGTACCATGTGCGTCAGATTTGACGGAAATAGCACTAAATCACCAGTACCTACCTCGAACCACCATGACTCTGAGTTCCACACATTCCACTCTGTCGGTGGAAACTTGATCTGCTCATAGCCATCTTTGTAAAAGTAAATCTTATCTTTCTCTTTGGTGGCCTGAATATAAAACACACCAGAGACAAATGAATTAGGATGAGCGTGTTTGTGGTGATACTGCCCATTCTCTGTGTAGTTTGTCCACGACTGCGTAATCTTTAGATTAACCTTGTGCTTGGGGTTATAGATCGTAGTAAAGTATTCAGATACCTTGGTTTCTATAAAGTCCCGCAACTGGGTTAATTCT